AGGTTTTCCAGTTTCTTGAGCTTCAACAACTGCTTCTGCAATCTCCTCAGCTTTCTCAACAACCTCTTCTTCTGTTATTTCTTCTAAAACAGTAGGCTCTTTAGGAGCAACCTCTTCTTCAATAACAGCTACAGGTTCTTCAACCTTTACTTCTTCTTTAACTTCTTCAGCAACCTTGCCTTTTTCTGGCTTAGTTACTAATTTGTCAAAATCTATTTTATGTGTACCATCTTCTTTGACAGTAACTTCAGGTACTAGATCACCTTTTTCAGTCTCTTGAGCCTGCGGAGTTATTTCTTCCACTACCTCTTCGACTACTTTTTCTTCTTTAGCCATAATAAAATATTATAAAATTATAAAATTAATTACATAGGTCCAAACGAACCTAAGTCAAAACCACTCATATTATCATTTCCAGATGACTCAAATTTCTTTGGTGGCGCGTCGTTCTGTCTTTGGTTTATCAACTCACTTTGTTGACTAGCCTGTATTTTTGTTCTCTCGTCTTTACGATCTTCTTTGTATTGTTCTTTTCCCTTAGCATTATCAACCTCAGCATTTTTTAATTCCATGTTAAACTGAAACTCCAATGCCATTAACTCTTTCTTTAGCATTGCTTCTGTTTGCATTTTTTGATTAGCTATTTCACCTTTCATTTGCTCCATCTGTGTTTCTATTTGAAACAGTTGTTGAGCTTTTTGAACCTCAGCTTGAGCTGCAACTTGTTGAGCTTGTGCATTTGCCTGTGCTTGAGCCTGCATATTTTCTTGTTGCATCTTCTGCTCTCTTTCTTGCTTTTTCTTTCTACGTATTTTTAACAGTTGATTTGCAAGTTTTATATTTTTTAACTCTCTAAGATCAATAGCATCTTCTAGATCAATTAATCCTTGAGCTATAGCAACTTGTATGTTTTGTTCTAATATAGCTTTTTGTTCTTCATCAGGAGTAAGCTCTATGAATATTCCAAAATCATGTAAATGTAATTTAGCTATATCTTCTAGCACTCCAACATTTTGATTACCTATTTTTTGTATAAAAGCTTCTTTTGTTGGTGAAAACTCTAATATATCAGATATTCTAAGAGACAAACCTTCCGCAAGCTCTTGTGTCAAAGCTAAACCAGAATTTAATATATGTCTAGTAGCCGTGTTTGAGTTAGCAGCAGCTAGCTTTTGAACCCCAACTAACGCTCTACTATCAGGAGTGCTACCATCTCTAGCTTCGTTTAAACCAGTTACATCTCTTATCATTTGCATGTAATAGTTGTAGTTGGTTATTAAAGTTTGTATTTTTTGACCACCAGATCCTGATTGTATTTCTTGAATAGGTACTTTACCTGGGTTCATGTCTCCTTCAGAAGTAAAAGATCTACCTATTATAGATCCCGTCTGAAAGAACATATTTAACGCTTCTTGTGGATTATAATTAGTTCCATTGCCTAAATCAACCTCAGCTAAACCATCAGCGTCTAAATAAACACCGTCTGGTACCATTCTAGACATTACTTGTTGTAGTTTTAAATGAGTCAACTGTATCATGTCAGCAAAACCTGTTATACGTTTTACTAATGAATCAATTCTACCCTTATACATTCTAGGAGCATTAATAGCGTAGTTCATTTTAACTTTACTATAGTCGCTTTTAGGTCTCATCATGTTTTTAGCTAACTCCCACTTTAATAAGTAGTCTGTTCCTAAAATTAAACAACCTTCATATAAAACTTCTAATGACCTTGATATTTTACCAAAGTTACCTGTCATTTCATTTATAGGTGGATCAAATGTATCGTCTCTTAGTATTATTTTTTCTGCGCCAGTTGAAGTTTCTTTAACCTTGTAAACCTCGTTCATATAGGTTTTGTAGTTAAAATATAAAACTTGAATCTGGTTTTTATCGTCGTAATAAGAAGAGTTGTATCTATTGCTAGAGTAACTATTCTGATGTATGCTTTGACTTTGTATAGATTTTAAATCCTCATCAGTTAGATTTGGAAATTCTTTTTTAAGTTCGTTTATAGGTATTGTTTTTATTTCACCTACGTAATATATATCTTGAAAGTCTGGATCTTCTGTATAAGAATAAACTATATTAGCTGGATCCACATATTCAACTTTAACTCCTTCTGATTGTGTAAAAGTATTTTTCACGCAGCCTATACCTATTGTAGCTAGATCGTAGTTAACTCTTCTTTTTGTTAGATCATATCTGTTACCTTTAAGCAATACGTTTATAGCTTGCTCTTCAGCTAACTCTATACCTTGCTTGTAACTTAATTGCATATGAAGATCTAACTCTTCTTGACTGTCAGGTAGTTTGTCTGGAGCGTTTTCAAATAATGCAATGCCAAAAGCTTCTTGTGCAAAAGCACTTAACTCTTGTGTCTGCATGTCTCTCATTATAGATTCCATGTACTTTGTTCTCTTACTTATACCGTAAGGATCTTGAGAGTAACATTTTATATCAAATGATCTTTCTGATATACCGTTAACTACTATATCTACAAATTTAGGAACAACAGGTACTGGTTTCCAATCTAAGTTTAAGTAGCTTAAGTCACCGTTTACAGATAATTCATCTTTGTATTTTTGAATAGGTTGTTCACCTCTAGCATAAAGCCTTAGTTTATGAAACTCAGCTTGGTGCTGATTGTATCTTTGATTAGACGTAGATCCATCAAACCACTCGTACTCAATGGCCTTACCTACTTGTAATCCATACTCAGCACTTAATTTCTCTGCGTCAGGTACAACTTGACTCGGAAAATAACCTTTTACAACTGACTCAGCCATATTAATTTTCTATTAGTTTTGATTGCATACCGGATTGTCCGTATTTAGCTATGCTTAAGTTTAATTTTTCTTTTTTCATAATTGGGTTTGCTCTGTACAAATGTCTGTTACAAGCCATAACAGCTAAACCTGAACTAATAGCCGCATCAAACTTTGTACGATTATTAATGTCAAACTTTGCCCAGTCTTGCAACGTTTCGTTAAAATAACATGTTCCATATGTATTATCAGACTTCATTCCAACATGATCTTGTATATACATTTCAATAGCAGCAGCGTGTGCTTGCTTAATATCTTCACTTGAGTTTGGTATTCCACCTACTTCTTTTTCAGCAACTGATAATTTATTCCAAATTCTATCAGGCCTATTCATTGAGTAACCTCTATATCCACGTCTTCTTAAATAATATAATAAACGAGGTTTATTGTTTTCAGCTAATAATGGCATACCGTAAAAAACTAAAGCCATTAAAACATCTTCAAAGAATATCTCAGCGGTTTGTGGTCTTGCTACGTATTCTAAAAAAAATTGGTTTGGTGGACAATCTTCCATACTAAACTTTGTTAACCCGTGTAAAGCTCCGTTAGAACCTTTACCATCAACAGTTCCTGATATGTCATAACTATCACAACCAAAAGCACCCATGTGTTCGTTGCCTGGGTATCTCATACCATTTTTAACTATACTAGCGTTTTGCCTATTTCCAGGTGGTACCCAGCTAATTTTAAATCTACCAGCTGGATTTGGATAAAACATTACTGTTGAATCTTTTATACCATTAACCCATTGAAAGCTACCAACTGTTACTTGAGAATCATTATTAAGATCCTCGTTAAAATCTATTTGTTCGTATATTTTTGCTAAATTAAATATACTGTTTTTAGTTTCGTCCCTAAACGCGTGTTCTTCTGTTCTAGGAAATTGTCTGTAGAACTCGTTTAAAGCATCTCCATCTTCTTTTAAACCATCAACTTCATTTTGCCAGTGCTCTAATATGCCACTGTTTATAGATTCACCATGCGGTCCAAAACTTTCTTGCTCGGGTGTGTCGAATACAGGTATGCCATTAGAGTCAATGAATCCTTCGTAGTTCCATTCCATAGGTATGAACAAACTATATAATCCTGAGCTAGTCTGTCCATTGCGGTTTCTTTTTGTAACATCTGAGTTTCTGTATAGTTTCTTAAAATTATCACCACCTTTATCTAAGGCGTTTGATGTTGATCCCATCATACATTTACCTATAATCCTAGAACCTAATCTTAATGTTGTTTTTGTGACTCTCCAGTTGTTTAATATATTATTAGGTCTTTCCCACTTACCTGACTCATCATGCACTAAGAGCTTTAGTTTTTCACCATCGTAACTGTTGTCACCTGTGTTTTTCCAATCTATAGTTGTATCAAGACCTTCTAATTCTTCTGGTTTTTCAGAGCTAACAATACTTCGTCTTGTAAGTTTACTCGCAGGTACTCTATAGGCAAGTTCTGTTTTTGGACGGTCCATACCGTCTTGTATTGGTTTGAAAAAGAAAGGGTAGTTGATGGATATTGGTACGACCTTGTCGGTAAACATTTTTTTAGCATCTGGTCCTGACTTTGATAAGATACCAAATCTAGCATCAGATGATATTGTGGCTTGGTTGACTGTTTCTCCAGAAGCCATAAAAGAGAATCCTGAACGTCTGTTTTTAAGGTAGCACATTCCGTAACATCTTGAATCTGCTTTGCAAGCTTCCCAGAATATGTAGAATAATCTATTTGCTTCTCTAAAGTCTGGTTGCCCAACATCAATCTTGGACCACTGCAGGTACATGTAATGAGTGCCAGTAATGTAAGTAGGAACACCTTTGTTAATGTACCAAAAACCTTCATCTCTTTTTTTGAACTCATTTTCTATGTAGTCTATATATTTTTTCTTGAAATCATCTGGATAATTCTTCCAATCAAATATTGTTTTTATTCTTTTAAGTTCTTTAGGATACTCAGTTACTTCCCATTTATTTTCACTAAACTTATGAGGGCTTGTTAATTTAGGTAAAGCTATTTTAAAATTTTGTATTTCATATATCTCACCTATTTCACCCGTCTTGCTTATAACAACAACGTCATGTTCTTTGTTATAACCATATTTCCATTTTTTAGACTTATTAAGTCTTTTTATGGTATTTATTTTTATAGGTTCTACAACCTTAAATAAAGTTTGCTTATACATTACTTAGATCTTCTTTCAGCAAATCCACCAAAAGATGTTTCTTCAACAACCTCTTTAGTTTTATTGTTTAACATATCTTCTTCGTCCTGTATTCTATTCAATATTTCAAAAGCATCGAATATAGCTAGTTTTTTTGTTGCAGCAGCATTCTTAAGTCTATCAGCTGTTATATCATCTCCTGAATCTACAATAGCTTCTTTAGCTACTTTGATAAGTTCCTCAACTGCTTTATGCCCAGCTTGGATTATACTCTTTTTCGTTTCCTTGATATTCATATTTAATTGTAATTGCATTAGTGGGAACTCGGTATAACCTCTGCCCGTCTATTATAAACTCATATTCTGAATTAGGTGCAAACCCAACCAAAGAGTTTAAATATATATCTTTATCCATCAAGTCTGGATCTATATGTTTTATAACACCTTTTAGAGGTGCTTCTTTGTCCATAGAGAACTTATCTGTATTTTCTAATGGTTGTATAAAGCTAAAGCCTTTAACAGCTCTCCAGACGTCATTTCTTTTATAAGCGAATATTTGATCTGGCATAACAAAATACATGTCTTCTTTATAAAAAGACTTTGAGTTTTGTTCTCTATTCTTAATATCTTTCCATCTTCTAAAGACATTGTGATGTACTATAACTTCGTCACCTTGTCTAACCTCTGTACAACCTACTGTAGGTGTCTCTAAAACTATAGCATTTCTACTAACGTTTTGGTGAGTAAAGATCTCAGTGTTTAATATAAGATCTTTATCACCTACTTTTTTAATATTGTTGTATCGGGTTTCTTTTGGTTTGATTATAAAATTGGTTACACTTTTCATTAATAGTCCAAGTTATACTCAACTGATATGGCCATGTTTTTGTTGAAGTCTTTCCAAGGTAAAACATTTACACCCTTCTTTATAAATACAGAGTATTTATCTTTGTTTTCAACAATGCAATCTATAGTGTGACCACCATAAACCTCTTGCCCTACAGAGTAGTGCATGGAGTCATTTTTATAATCTTTACCTATACTAATCTTTCTTACTAGGCTCATCTTCTTTTATTTTCTCTATAGAACCATCAGTAACATTTATACTAACTTTTCCGTAAGTATTTTCTAAATCATCTTGAATTTTTTTAAGTTCTTCAGATTCAATTATAGCTGCTTGATGTAGTAGTTGGTGCTTTTGCACTTCCACGTCTCCTATGCTTAATTTTATTTGATTTAACTTACCAATTACACCCTGTAATTCTTCTAATTCTTGTTTTTTAATTTTTTTTGCCATTTTATTATATTTAATTATTAATCCTATATATATTAATCACTTATTTATAGTGATTTGTAAATTACTTAGCGGTTGTTAGCAACCCGTTTTTAAA